AAGATTACGGAGTAGAAGAAGCATATACTCCTAAATCTAAATTAGAGCAGGTAATTCAACAAGCTTGGGCAGAACCAGATCTTGAAAAAGCTAAACAGATTGTACACGATCTAATAGAACCTTCTAAAGTAAAGTCTAAAGATATTATACTACAGACAATTAAAGGAATAAACAGTAAACCAAAATTAGATCAATATCTAGCTAACTCACTCTTAAAGTTTGAAAAGCTGGGCTTAAACGAAACAGTAACTACAATGACAACAAAAGAAAAAGAACTAGTAAAGATGGTTCAAGAAGCCATGGGAATGGAAGGATACGGAGACGATAACGTAAACTTAAAAAGAGACAAACAAGGACTTCCACCACAACAAGGACCTACTTATTCAGAAGGAGAAGAAGTAGCTGAAGAAACTGTAATACCAGAATACAACACAATTGAAGAATTGATGAAACAGATTGATAAGGGTACTAACAGAGTGGCGGAAGAACACAAGGTATTGGAGATGAAAAAAATTGCTAAAGCATTAAGAGGTGAAGCTCAAAGAATGGAAGAGAGTGAGCATGCTAAGCATATCAATCCAAAGGTTCGTAAAAAATATCTTCAAGATGCTATTAAAATTGAAAAAGCAGCAGAGAAGTTAGTAGCAGCACTTGAAAAAGAAGCTAAGAATAATAAACCAGCTGCAGCTCCTAAGAAAGAAGAAGCACCAGTAACTCTAGCAGAAATTAAAAGAAAAAGATTACTAAAAAGTAGGATTTTATCAGAAAATAAAGTATCTTTAGTAAATAGAAACACAAACACAGACACAATGGAAAACTTTGATTTAAAAAAATTCTTAGTAGAAAATAAATTAACTACCAACTCTAAGGTAATAAAAGAGTATATTGAAGCAGATGAAGAGTCGGTTGCAGAAGCATTTCAACAAGCAGGTATAGACCTTACTCAACCTGTACATGTAGTAGAGACTAGATCAGTAGGAGCAGGAGGAGAGCAAGACGAACCCTATACTGTACCAGCTCGAAGACTACTTGCAAAACTTGAAAAAGATAGAGCAGATTATAATAACTCAAGTAACGAAAGCGGAGTTCAGTATGACTATGATGCAGCTAGTTACTTTTCTGCTGAAGAAAACGGACTTCCGGAAAACGTAACTGCAAAACTTTCTGTTGTTTTCGGTGACGAACACGAGTATGTTATTTTTCAGTAAACACAAACACAAACACAAACACAGACACAATGGAAAACTTTGATTTAAAAAAATTCTTAGTAGAGAATAAAATAACTACTAATTCAAAAGTACTAAAAGAAGAAAAAAACTCGGATGATAAAAAAATCGAAGACTGGGTTTGGACTTTGCCGCTAAAGGATATGGATGTAGACGAGCATGATGACTTAACAAAGAAGTATACAAAAGAGTGGAATAGCTCAAAAGAGAAGTATAAATCTATTGGAGAGTTCCTTAGAGCAGCAAAGAAGAGAGACGGAAGTAAACTTCGCCAGATAGCAGAAGGAGTTTTAGATCTTGAGAATCCTACAGAGGAGTCCTTAGCAAAAATGACTGACTGGTTAGAAGCTAATCCAGAATGGGCAGTAGATAGGTTAGTAGCTATTTTTGCAGGCGGAGGCATGCATATGGCTGATATCGCAGCCGATACTTTTGAAGATCTTAAAAGTCTTATAGAAGGGAAACCAGGAGACCGTAACTACTAGTAGCGTTGTAGGACAAGAACAAGCCCACTTCTATAGTGGGTTTTTTTATGCAAGCTATTTATTGATATATAATTATATAATATGTCACAACCAGACTTAAAACAATTAGTAGCTCAAGAATATGTAAAGTGTGCAAAAGATCCTGCATACTTCATGAGAAAATACTGTTATATACAGCATCCAACTAGAGGTAGAATCTTATTCAATCTATATCCTTTTCAAGAAGGCGTACTTCATCTCTTTAGAGATAATCAATATATCATTACTCTTAAGTCAAGACAGCTAGGTATATCCACTTTAGCTGCAGCATACTCTCTATGGTTAATGATATTCCATAAAGATAAAAACGTCTTAGCATTAGCAATTACACAAGCAACTGCACGTAACTTAGTTACAAAAACGATTTTTATGTATGATAATCTACCAAACTGGCTACGATTACCTTTTACAGAGAGAAATAAATTATCCTTAAGATTAAAAAACGGATCTAAAATAACTGCTAAATCGTCTAATTCAGATGCAGCTCGTTCAGAAGCAGTATCCCTTTTATTAATAGATGAGGCAGCTTTCATTGATAATATCGAAGAGACGTTTACAGCTGCTCAACAAACCCTTGCAACAGGAGGTCAGTGTATGGCACTTTCGACTCCAAATGGAGTAGGAAACTGGTTTCATAAAACATGGGAAAAAGCAGAAGGAGCAGAAAATAGCTTCATACCAGTTAAATTAAGATGGGATGTACATCCTGAGAGAAAACAGGATTGGAGAGATCAACAAGATTCTGATTTAGGACCTAGAATGGCAGCACAGGAATGTGATTGCGATTTCTTATCATCTGGAGATACGGTATTTGAATCTGAAATAATGTCTTTCTACGAAGAAACCTATGTACAGGAACCTTTACAAAAAAGAGGTGTTGACAGTAACTTATGGATATGGGAATTTCCAGACTCTCAAAAATCCTTTATGGTTATTGCTGACGTTGCTAGAGGAGATTCCACCGACTACTCTACCTTCCATGTATTTGATATTGAAACCTGTACTCAAGTAGCTGAGTATAAAGGTAAAGTATCACCTAAGGAATTTGGTAACGTCTTGGTAGGAATAGCAACTGAATATAATGATGCTTTACTTGTAATAGAGAATGCAAATATAGGATGGTCAACCATTGAACAGGTTATATCAAGAGATTATAAAAACCTGTACTACTCATCTAGATCAGAAACTGAAACAGTAGAGTCCTATATGGCTAAATACGAAAGAGATAAACTAGTACCAGGATTTACAATGTCTCTTAAAAGTAGGCCTTTAGTTATTGCTAAAATGACTGAATACATACGAGAGAAGTCGGTTATCGTTAAATCTAAGAGACTCTTAGGAGAAATGAGGGTATTCATATGGAAAAATGGAAAGGCACAAGCACAGACAGGATATAACGATGATTTAGTTATGGCATTCGGTATTGCTCTCTATGTAAGAGATACAGCTATCAGAATGAGACAACAGGGAATGGATCTTTCAAGAGCTACTATGAATTCCTTTGTAAGCCTTAATCAAAGAAGTCAAGGAGTTTATAATGTTGTATCTATGCAAAATAATCCGTATCTTATGGATACACCCAACGGACAGGAGGACTTATCCTGGCTATTAGGATAGCTTACTATTTATAAATAAAACATTCTTAAAATGGCAGAAAGGAATTTATTCTCCAACCTACAGAGACTCTTCTCAACAGATATTATAGTCAGAAACGTAGGCGGTACAGAATTAAAGATAGCGGATGTTAATCAAATTCAAACGACAGGTAAGTATCAAACTAACTCACTCTTAGATAGATTCTCTCGTTTATACATCTACAACAATAAAAACATCTTTAACCCTAATCTGAATTATCAGACACTTAGGATTCAATTATACTCAGACTACGAAGCAATGGATACAGATGCTCTTATAGCATCTACTTTAGACGTTCTTGCAGATGAAGCAACTCTAAGAAATGATCAAGGAGAGGTACTATCTATTAAATCTACTGATGAGAATATACAAAAAGTACTTTATAACTTATACTACGATATTCTAAATATCGAATTTAACTTATGGTCATGGACTAGAAATATGTGTAAGTATGGTGATTTCTTCTTAAAATTAGAAATCTCAGAAGAATTTGGAGTATATAATGTACTTCCTTATACGGTCTATCACATGGCTAGACATGAAGGAAACGATAAGAACGAACCAGCTAAGGTAACCTTTACTATAGATCCAGATGGATTAGCTTCTTCAGCAGATCCAAACTACATTCCAAAGACAAGTAAGACTATCATTAATCTAGAAAACTACGAAGTAGCTCACTTTAGATTAATATCAGATACAAACTACCTTCCTTACGGTAGAGCATATATTGAACCAGCTCGTAAGATATACAAACAATTAACTTTAATGGAGGATGCAATGTTGATTCATAGAATCATGAGAGCTCCTGAAAAAAGAATGTTCTACATCAATGTAGGATCTATTCCACCAAATGAAGTTGAGCAGTTCATGCAAAAGACTATCAATAGTATAAAGAAAACTCCTTATGTAGATCCTAGTACAGGTCAATATAACTTGAAATTCAATATGCAAAACATGATGGAGGATTTCTATCTTCCAGTTCGTGGAGGAGATACTTCAACTCGTATTGATACAACTAAAGGATTAGAGTATGATGGTACAAATGATATCGAGTACTTAAGAGATAAGATGTTTGCAGCTTTAAAAGTACCGAAAGCTTATTTTGGATACGAAAAAGACTTAACAGGTAAAGCAACTCTTGCAGCAGAAGATATTCGTTTTGCTAGAACAGTAGAGAGATTACAAAGAATATTAGAGAGTGAGTTAACCAAGATTGGATTAGTTCACCTATATGCACAGGGCTTTACAGGAGAGTCTCTTACCAATTTTGAAATTAAATTAACTACTCCATCTATCATTTATGAGCAAGAAAGAGTAGCTTTAATGAAAGAGAAGATTGATTTAGCTCGTCAAATGCAAGAGACTAAGTTATTCTCTTCTGATTATATCTACGATAACATATTCCAATTATCAGAAGATACTTACAATGAGATGAGAAATCTAGTTAGAGAAGATGCTAAACGTGACTTTAGAATATCTCAAATAGAGAATGAGGGCAATGATCCAGTAGAAACAGGACAATCTTTTGGTACACCTCATGACTTAGCTTCTATGTATGGTAATAGAGAAGAAGCAGACCTTCCATTAGGATACGATGAAAAGAATCCAGAAGGAAGACCAAAGGAAAAACAATCAATATTGGGAACAGTAAAAGATCCTCTAGGAGGAGCTGATAGACTAGGAGTTCATGGAATGAAAGGTGGATATCCAAGTGATGCAGAAAATGTAAAAGAAAACTATAGTTCAACTCAAGCAGTTTATTTAAGAAATAAGAATCTATTCAATAGACAGAAAACACTTATTTTTGAAAAGACACAAGAAGTAGAGTCAGACTTACTGAATGAAGCTAATATTCAGGATTTAGATTAAGTTACATATTTATAACAAAGACACTGATATTGTGAAGATAAAACATTCGAAATACAAAAACACAGGCCTTATATTTGAATTACTTGTAAAGCAGATTGCAGCAGATACGCTATCTAGCAAAGAATCCCCGGCTATACAATTAATAAAAAAATTCTATACAGGACAAACAGCTTTAGTAAAAGAGTTTAAACTATACGATTATATCCTTAAAAACAAGGGTGTAGGTGTAAACAAAGCAGAAACGATTATAAGTACGATTCTTGAACTATCAAAAAAACTAGACAGTAAGACACTCAGTAAGCAAAAATATCAGCTTATAAGAGAACTTAAAGAACATTATAATTTAGAAGAATTTTTCTCCATTAAAGTACCTGCCTACAAACCATTAGCTGCTTTATATTGCTTACTAGAAGCTCAAAATACAGAAAATCTTTCTGATCCTACTTCAATAGTTAATAATAAATCAACCTTATTAGAGCACTTATCTCAGGTAAAGCAAAATATTACCGAACAAGATACTTTAATGGAAGAATACGCTAAATACGATAAGGATTTACGTTTACTTACCTATAAGATACTTTTAGAGAAATTCAACAGTAGATACAAGGATTTGCTACCAGAACAAAAGAATATACTTAAGGAATTCATTACATCAGCTAACTCTTCTACTAGATTGAGAAACCTAGTTAATGAAGAACTCACAAGACTTAGATCAGAGATACTTAGAATGAAGAAGAACGTATCAAATGATATTGTTAGAATTAAGCTAGACGAAGTACTTAAAGTAGTAGTACCAGTAAAAAATACTCAAAAAGTAGGAGATACTCACTTAGTATCTTTAATGCAATACTACGAACTAGTAAACGAGTTAAGGAACTTATGAAAAAGTCCAAACTAGTAGACATTATAAAAGAGATCTTAGATGAGATGAGTACCACTGGAGGTGGAGGAGGAGCAGCACCAGCAGGAGGAGCAGCTACTTTTACACCAGGAACAGGAGAACAATATGC